TTCGTTCAAGGTAACGTTAAAAATGCTAACCAACGTGTTTATCCGGTCAGAGAAATTGCGAAAGCAGTTGAATCCGTACAAGATAAAATCGACCAAGGTTTTCCTGTACTAGGAGAATGTGACCATCCGCCAGAACTAACAGTAAACGTTGACAGAGTTTCGCATATTATTGAATCTATGTGGATGGATGGGCCTAATGGTTATGGTAAACTTAAAATTGTACCGACTCCAATGGGTAACATTATCAGAACATTAATCGAATCAGGCGCTACATTAGGTGTCTCATCTCGTGGTTCTGGAGAAGTTAACCCAAGCGGTGAGGTAAGCAATTTTGAGATTGTCACTGTAGACATCGTAGCACAACCAAGTGCTCCCGAAGCCTACCCTAAGGCAATCTACGAAGGTTTAATGAACATGCGTGGTGGTTACCAAACTTGGCAACTAGCACAAAACGTTCAAACAGACAAGGTCGCTCAAAAGTACTTGTCAGAACAAATAATTAAGTTCATTAAAGAACTTAAACTTTAACAGGAGAAGCAACAATGGCAACAGAAATCCTTGCAAATCTGCTAGAGTCCGGTGTACTATCCGAAGAGGCTGGCGCACAAATTAAAGAGGCTTTAGACAAGAAATTATCAGAAGCAAGAGAGGAGATTACAGCCGAGTTGCGTGAGGAATTCGCACAAAAATTTGAACACGACAAATCAGTAATCGTTGGAGCAATGGACAACATGCTAAACAACGCAATTAAAACTGAAATGGAAGAGTTCAAGTCTGACCGCGAATCTCTAATCGCAGAACGAGTTGCATATAAGAAAGCAATTTCTGAACATGCAAAACTCCTTGAAAAATTCATTACTTCTCGTTTGGCGACCGAAGTTAAGGAACTTAGAAGTGATAGAGCAAAAGTTAACGAAAATCTTGAAAATACTAAGAAATTCGTTGTCAAGCAACTATCACGTGAACTAGCTGAGTTCCATAATGATAAACGTGAGTTAGTTAACACTAAAGTACGTTTAGTAGCAGAAGGTAAAGAACTACTTAACAAGACTAAAGATAGCTTTATCAAACGTTCAGCGGAATTAGTAGAGAACACAATTAAAAATTCTCTACGTTCAGAAATGAAAACGTTAAAAGAAGATATTCAATCGGCTAAAGAAAACGAATTTGGTCGTAAGGTATTTGAAGCGTTCTCAGGCGAATTCATGACTTCACATTTAAATGAAGGCACAGAAGTTGCTAAAGTGAACAAGAAGCTAGACGAATCAGCTACTAAGGTTGAAGAACTTGAAAAAGTAATCGCTGATAAAGATGCAGACATTGAAGGCGCTAAGAAGGCACAACGTATTCTAGAAGACAAGATGAACCGTAAAGAGGTTATGTCAGGTCTACTAGCACCGTTAGGCAAAGAAAAAGCAACAGTAATGTCTGATTTATTAGAGTCAGTAAAAACTTCAAATCTAAAATCTGCTTTCAAGAAGTATCTACCGGCAGTATTAGATGAGAAAAACGTTTCAACGAAAGAAGAAACAAAAACATTAACAGAAGGCAAAGTGACTGAACATACTGGTGACCGTGAGGTAGTAACGGAAGAATCACAGTCGTCAGGAAGCGATGCCGAAATAATTCAGCTTAAGAAATTGGCTGGATTGAATTAACCAGGATAATATCAGGAGAATAAAAGATGGAAAATCTTTTTGAAGGAAATAACTGGGACTCAACACGTGATGCTCTTTTAGAAGGTCTAGAAGGCACAAAACGTGACACAATGTCCGCAGTTTTAGAAAACACTAAAGTAGCACTTAATGAAAGTGCAACTGCTGGTGCAACACAGGCTGGTAACATCGCAACACTTAACAAAGTGATCCTACCAGTTATCCGTCGTGTAATGCCAACAGTAATCGCAAACGAAATCATTGGTGTACAACCAATGACAGGTCCAGTAGGCCAAATTCACACATTAAGAGTTCGTTACGCAGAAGCAAAAGCTGGCGTGGCGGCAGGTGATGAAGCATTAAGCCCATTTGAAATTGCTAACGCATATTCAGGTGACGCATCAGCGGCTCCGGCGGCAACTGCATCACTAGAAGGTGAAGCGGGTTCAAAAATGTCAATTCAGGTCCTAAAACAGACTGTAGAAGCTAAAACAAGAAAGCTATCTGCACGTTGGACTTTTGAAGCGGCACAGGACGCTAACTCAATGCACGGTTTAGATATCGAAGCTGAAATCATGGCGGCATTAGCAATGGAAATCACTGCTGAAATCGACCAAGAAATCTTAGGCTCACTATCTGCACTTGCAACAACAGGTGGCACATATGACATGTCAGCATCTTTCACAGGTACACCAACGTTTATCGGTGACAGACATGCCGTTCTTGCGACATTAATCAACCAACAAGCTAACCTAGTAGCACAGCGTACAAGACGTGGCGCGGCTAACTGGGCTGTGCTTTCACCATCAGCATTAACAGTTCTACAGTCTGCTACAACATCAGCATTCGCTAGAACAACTGAAGGTACTTTTGAAGCACCAACTAACACTAAATTCGTAGGTACACTAAACGGTACAATGCGTGTATATGTTAACACATATGCGGCAAACGATGATGTATTACTTGGTTACAAAGGTGCAGGCGAAATCGATGCGGCGGCATTCTATTGTCCGTACGTACCGCTAATGTCATCAGGTGTTGTTGTTGATCCGGCTTCTTTTGAGCCAGTAGTTTCATTCATGACTCGTTACGGGTATGTGGAACTAACAAACACAGCGTCATCTCTAGGTAACGCGGCTGACTACGTATCTAAAATCGCAGTTAGCAATCTAGCTTTCGTATAATCTTAGATTATACTTTAGATATATTAAAACCCGGGAGCAATCCCGGGTTTTTTTATTTGCCCATTTCCTCTAAAACTGATAAATACTATTAATAAATCAATCTTTGAGAGAGAAACACGATGGCAGAACAAATCAAATTTGGTGACAGACTATTCTTAAAAGGTGCAAAAGTATTTCTTGATAGTGGTCCAACAGACAACGCTATTTTAGAAACAAGAAGTGGCACAGTCGAAATCGCAGGCAACCTTGTAGTACAAGGTTCAACAACCACAGTTAATTCAGAAACAGTTTCAGTTGCAGACCCGTTTATGTTATTAAACGGAGACCTCACAGGTGCGGCATCAGAAGATGTAGGTATTGAAATAAACAGAGGTACAGACGATAATAAAAAATTTGGTTGGGTTGAAACATCAGGAAATTGGTCTACTTTTGGTGAAGACTTGTCAATTGGTGCAATGACAGGCACTGATATTACTTTGACTGGTGCTCTAGTAGGTGATGTTGACTCAGAGAATGGTATTAAAATTATAGATATTACTGGTGATGGCACTGTAGATATTAATGGCGGAAATATTGATGCTACTGTAATTGGTGCTACTACACCATTACAAGCAACGTTTACAGATGCTACAGTTACTGGAGATTTAGATGTTCGTGGTTCTTTTTTAACTATAACAACTGACGAACTAACAGAAGGTTTAACAAATAAATATTTTTCAAACGATAGAGCAAGACAGGCTATTTCAGTTGCGGGAGGCGGAAGTCTTACATACGATAATGCAACTGGTATCATTTCATTTACAGGACAATATTATTCAGATGCAGACGCAAGACAGGCTATTAGTGTTGTAGGAAATGAAATTGCTTATGACAATGGCACAGGTGTTATCAGTTATGATGCACCAACAGACTTTGGTTTATTAACAGATCCAAATGTTATATCAGGTTCAACAGGCGGTTCAGCAGGTTCAAGTGTTCCAACAAACGTTGGTTCTTTCTTAAATGATGCAGGATACCTTATTAACGTAGTTGAAGATACTACTCCTGCATTAGGCGGTGATTTAGATATAAACAATTTTAAGATTTATACTACAGAAAATGACAACTACATTAAAGTAAATTATGATTTAGCAAGTGATGGATCTCATGGTATGGCTTTTAACGCTGTATCAAACATGAACTTTTTTGTTGACCCTAATAATGCAGGATCAACATCATACTTTGGATTCTATGCAAAGAAAAATCCAGACACACATACTATAAACCAATCAAATTCTATATTTAATATCAATCAAAATGGTGATGTTAGAATTACAGGTAATATTCTTGGTGCAACTACTGATAATCTAGTTGAAGGCAGTAATAATCACTATTATTCAGACAATAGAGTAAAAACATATCTTGCAAATCAAACAGGCGGTATGTGGCCATCACAAGATAACACATATGATATAGGTTCTCCAAATTATCAATGGAAAACAATATATGGTCATACAGTAGAGGCAACATATGCTGATTTGGCTGAAAGATATGAAACAGATGCAGAATATGAGCCTGGAACAGTAGTTATATTTGGTGGGGAAAAAGAAATAACAACGACAGATGTAAATACAGATTATAGAGTAGCTGGTGTTATATCTACAGATCCGGGATTAAAGTTAAATTCATCAGCAGGTGATGATAAAACACATCCTTATCTGGCTTTACGTGGCAGAGTACCGTGTAAAGTTATTGGACCAGTAGCAAAAGGCGACTTATTAGTTACTTCTGATACTCCGGGTTATGCAAGAAGTGTAGGCGGTAATTTGACTACAGCAGGCTCGGTTTTTGCAAAATCTTTGACACAAGACATGTCTGAAGGTGCAAAAGTTATTGAAGTTGTAATTATCTAAAAATTAAATACAAACATAGTCTAAACAGAGAAATACGATAAATAACACTAGATTATGCTGTTACAGATACGGCATAGTTTATAAATGAAATCGATTTTTTTATAGACGGGAGAAAATACAATGGCGGCATATGCAATCCAATTCCGTCGTGGCACAACGACACAACATTCATCATTTACTGGCCTACTTGGTGAAGTTACAGTCGATACAGACAAGAAAACTCTTGTAGTACACGATGGTTCAACAACTGGTGGTTACCCTCTAATGAGAGAAGGTGCTTCGGCAACTTCATCTACAGGTTCATTCTCATCGAATGTTACAATAGGCGGTACACTAGCAGTTACTAATGCGGCAACACTTTCAGGTGGTGCGGCAATTACTGGTGACCTAGACATGACAGGTCACATTATTCCAGCGGCTAACATAACTTACGACTTAGGTTCATCCACAATGATGTGGCGTGATATCTACGTTGGTCCAGGTTCACTTTATGTGAATGGTAAAAAAGTTATTGACGATGACTCTGGAACAATTCAAATTTCAACAACACAAGACCAGAACTTAAAAGTTGCAACATCAGGAACAGGTACACTTCAAATACAATCAGCAAATGGTATCGCAATCGATGGTGAAATTAACACATCATCAGGTGATATTCAAGTTGGTGACCATATTGATATGAACTCAAACCTACTTAAAGAAGTTGCTACTCCAGTATCTGGCACAGACGCGGCTAACAAAAATTATGTTGATGGTGCAATCACAACAGGCATTGGTGCAGGTACGGCGGCTATCTCAGGTACGACATTAACTACATCAGGTAATGCGACTATCGGTGGTAACCTAACAGTTTCAGGTACTACAACAACAATTAATACATCACAAATCAATTTAGCAGACAATATTCTGCTTCTAAACTCAGATGCAACAGGTAATGCTACAGCTTCTGGTGGTATAGAAATTGAACGTGGTGATGACCTAAATGTTCAACTATTATGGGACGAATCAAATGACAGATGGTCAGTAGGTGCAGAAGACCTATACTCATCAGGTTCATTTATCGGTAACTTAACAGGTGATGTTACAGGTCAAGCAGATACAGTAGCGGCTCTAACAGGTCTTGATACAGATGACCTAACAGAAGGTACATCTAATCAATATCATACAACCCAAAGAGTTAGAGATGCAATCTCAGTATCAGGCGACTTAACTTACGACTCATCAACAGGTGTTATCTCAACACAAGGTCTAGCATCATCAGATACAGATGACCTAGCTGAAGGTTCAACAAACCTTTACTATACAAATGCTCGTTGGGATACAAGACTGGGAACTAAAGACACGGATGACCTAACAGAAGGTACTACAAATCTTTATTATACAGATGCAAGAGCGGATGCCAGAATTGCGGCGGCTGACTCAGATGATATATCTGAAGGTACAGCTAACTTGTTCTACACAGATACAAGAGTTAACACTTACTTAACAAATAACAGTTATGCAACACAGGCATATGTTACATCAGCAGTTCAAGGCAAAGATGCTTTATCAGAACTATCAGGTGACACAGATGATGTCACAGAAGGTTCAACAAATCTTTACTATACAAATGCAAGAGCAGATGCGAGAGTAGATGCAGGCTTTACAGCAAAAGATACAGATGACCTATCTGAAGGTTCAACAAATCTTTATTATACAACTGCACGTTGGGACACTAAGATGGCGGCGGCTGATACAGACGACCTATCAGAAGGCTCAACAAATCTATACTTCACAAATGAACGTGTAGATGACCGTATTGGTGCTATGA